TATGAAGATGAATTATTAAGAGCGGAGGCAGCGGATGGTTCAAGTAATAGTACTTATGTTACACCTAAAACTTACTATCCAAGTGTTTAATTATGGCAAGATTTGCAAAAGGAAAATTCGCATTAGCAATCTCTGACATTAGTGGCCAAGCATTTCCATGGAATGAAATGGTTACTCAATGGAATGGATTGTTTGTACATTTTTCTGAATTCGAATCTAAACAACCACAATTAGATCCTAAACCAAGTGCTGCAGATCCAACTGCTTTACCTAAAACAAGACCACAACAACCACCACCTGATACTTTAAGGTTTTTAGAATTTAATCCTTTAGTAACTTATGCAGCTGCTTCAGGAATTATAAATGTTAAATCTTTAGACCATCAAAGAAGTTATGGAGATACTGTAAGATTTAGAGGAGCACCTACTACTTCTCCAGGAACAGGTACTCCTGATACTGTAGGTGATGATGGACCTGTTGCAGGAAATCCTGTAGTTGGTTTTTCTAACATTGCAAATATAGATGGAATTTCTGGAGCAACTATTTGTAAAGCTGCAGGTTTTACAATTTATCCTGGAAAATATACTTCTACTACAACAACTTTAAATGGAGCATTAGATGCTTCTACAACTACAATAGTTTTAACTAGTGGTACAAATTTTACTGGGGTATCAACTGGAGTGATAGAACCTACAATTACAAATCCTAGTGGCACACCTACTTGGGGAATTTTAGTTGATAGTGAAATTATTAGTTATACTGGAGTTAGTACTCATACATTAACAGGAGTAACGCGAGGAGCTTTTGGTTCTACAGCTGCCACTCATAATACAGGAGCCACAGTAAGATTATTACACACTCCAGCTAATTGGTACCATTTTAATAGTACTGGAACAGCCAGCGCAGGTAGTGTAAAAGGTGGAGGATGGAATATATCTTCAGGACCAGTAACTTTAAAAACGATAGGACCACAATAATATGCCAGCAGGATTAACATATACACTAGCAAATTTACAAACTGATATTCAGAATTATACTGAAGTGGGAAGCAATGTTTTTACCGAAGCAGTAATGAATAAATTTATTACAAATGCTGAAAACAGAATCTATAGAGCAGTAGATGCAGATTTAGAAAGACACTATGCAACATCAACTATGGTTATTGGAAATAGATATGTGACTATTCCATCTGACCTTAGAACTATTAGATATATTCAATTAAAAGATAGCTCTGATAAACAGGTTTATTTAGAGCAAAGAGACCCTAGTTTTATAGCTACTTATTATGATACCCCAAGTACTTCTTCTAGTACTTTACCTAAATATTATGCTAATTGGGACGAAAATTACTGGGTTGTAGCCCCTACTCCTAATGCAGCTTATGAGATTACTTTGGCTTACAATAAAAATCCTGTAAGTTTAACAGATTCAAATAAGTCCACTATAGGAACTTATTTGTCTAATAAATATCCAGACGTCCTCCTATATGCATGTTTAGTAAATGCATATGGATACTTGAAAGGACCAACAGATATGCTACAATACTACGATAAAGCTTTTAATGAAGCTTTACAAACGTACGCGACTGAACAAATTGGTCGAAGACGCAGAAGCGAATATCAAGATGGTGTTATTCGTATTCCCCTTAAATCTGAATCACCATCTACTTATTAAGGAGATAAAAAAATATGGCGAACGTAATACCTTATAGTTTTAGAAGTGAACTTCTATCTGGAACACATAATTTTGCATCAGGTGGAAATACTTTTAAATTAGCATTGTATACATCAAACCCATACACGGTTTCGAGCACTGCATATTCTTCAGGATCAGCCAATCAGGTTGGAACTTCTGGTACAGGATATTCTACAGGAGGAAATACTTTAACCAGTCAATCAGTTACTATATCAACTGTAACAAGTTATGTAGACTTTGCTGATACGACATGGACGTCTGCAACTTTTACAGCTGCATTCGGAGTAATGTATAATAGCTCGGCATCTGATAAATTAGTTGTGGTTTTAGATTTTGGCGGAAGTAAGACTTGTACTAATGGTACATTTAAAATTACTATGCCAGATCCATCAACACCAACTGATGCTATCATAAGTATGAGTTAATAGGAGAGTTTAAAAATGGCTTTAGTATTAAATGACAGAGTAAAAGAAACTAGTACAACAACAGGAACAGGCACACTAGATTTAGCTGGTGCTTCAACTGGATTTGTAACTTTTGTTGCAGGAATTGCTACTGGAAATACAACTTATTATACTATTCATAACCAAGGAACGGCAGAATGGGAAGTTGGTCTTGGTACAGTAACTGATGCAACACCTGATACTCTTTCAAGAGA